GATACCCCACAGCTACGTTCTGATCACCCGTAGTCAAAGCCGTACCCGCTTCATCGCCCACAACCACGTTGTAGTTGCCGCCAGAGGTGATGCTGTTACCTGCGTTGACACCTACTCGGACGTTAGAAGTTCCTGCGGATGCGGTGATGATGTCTGCACCGTCTGCAAAAGTTACGTCTGCTGCGAAGTTTACAGCGCCGTCTACGTCTACAGCGTCAAGGTTAGTGGTGCCATCTACATCCAAGTCGCCCCCTACCGCTAAATTCCCAGCAAGTTCTAAATCATCTAGTTCGTAGACAATCGCACCGGAACCTCCACCATCGGTGGCTACGATCTTAGTTTGTCCTGCGGCTATGGTCACATTAGCGCCAGAACCTTGCGTAAGAATCAGGGCTTCAGAAGTTTCGTTCCGCATAATCCAAGTATGCGATAACGTGTTAGGAGCGAGAGTAACCGTACAGGCTGTACCGCCACCCGTTAAACGTAAGAAAAGAGATCGAAACTCATCAGAAGTACCATCAGCCATCGTAATGGTGTGAGTGCTTGCATTCGGGATCGTTTCTGCACCCAAACCCATAGCTTCACCAATTAGCTCAAGGTTGGTATTCGTACTGGAACCCCACGTTCCACTTTCGTCGCCTGTGGCAATTTCTTTGAGCCGTAAATCGTTAACGTAAGTTGCCATTTAAGCTACCTCTTCCCAATCAGGGGTTTGACTGTCAGTAACAGCAGTCCATCCGGGGGTCTGACTGTCGTCTATATTAATCCAATTTGGCGTTTGTGAATCATCTATGAGACCCCAAACATTAAAATACCCTATTACTCCGGTTGCTGAAACACCTATAACACTAACAATAGCGTCAGCAGCAACTACTACATTCCCGACCGCCCCAGTGCCTTCGACACCTGTTGGAACAAGTGTTTGGCCCAAGCCGATAGTGACTGTACCAACTTGACCAGTGCCGGATACGCCTGTTGGAGAAACGACGGCAGTACCAATAACCGTAACCGTTCCAACCGCGCTTGTTGCCTCAACACCTGTGACGGAGACATTCGCATCGCCAGTGACTGTAACTGTGCCAACAGAGCCTGTACCCGCAACACCAGTGACTGAGACATTTGCATCAGCACTGACCGTAACCGTACCAACCGCTCCAGTACCAGAAACGCCAGTAACACTAACATTCGCATCAGCGGATACAGTAACCGTTCCCGTAGATCCAGTACCTTCAACACCCGTGACAGAAACGGTAACGCCCGTTCCTTCGATGATCGTAACGGAGCCGATTGACCCTGTTGCAGAAACACCTGTGACAGTGACATTTGCGTCTGCGCTGACCGTAACAGTCGTGACCGCACCAGTGCCTTCAACACCAGTAACGACGACAGGGTTAGCCTCGCCCCACGGGCCATCACCCCAAGCACCTCTGCCCCACCCAGTAACATTTGCCACATACTACTCGCTACGCGATACGAATGATCGCGTTAGACGCATCTGCTGTGGGGAACTGAATCGTAAAGTCTCCAGCAGTTGAGGTCTTATCACCACCAAACGCAAGGCTACATACCGCAGGGTCTCCAGAAGCTGAGTCATTAAATATCAGCGCCCCGTTTGCCGTAATCGTGCTAGAGCTAAACGTCAAGTCATCGAAGTCCGTAAACGCAGTAGTTCCAGATGTTGTTGGATCAACACGAGTTAGCGCAGCGCCTTTAGCCGTATAGCCAGTGCCGGATACTTCGTTGGTTGTCGTATATGCGGTTGTAGCCGCGCCCAAAGTCGCAGAGCTAGTGTACAACGCTAGGTTGAACGTACTACCACCAGAGTTCTTAAAATTATGTACAGCCTCCATAAGCTCTTTCTTGAAAGACGTACACATTGCCGTTGAAATAGCCATTATAGACTCCTAATTATGTCTGCCATGTCCTTATGGCCTTGACGTTCTAGTTCAGCGATTAAAGTAGTTCTATCGCTCTTAATCGCTTCTTTCATGTAATGCAGAGCCGTAGCTCTAACCGACTCTTTGAACGCTTCTGCTTGTTGCGCTATCGCAGGATGGCAGTTGCTCCCAACACTAACAATTCTATCTGCCGCAGACTGCGCCCAAAACTCTGGATCGTGCCCTCTGTTCTGCGTGGCAGTGACGAGAACATTACCTATTTCTAATGTGGATGGTTCAAACATTTAGTTACGCCACCGGCAGTGTAGGTTGACCAGAACGATATGTGTCACTACGTAGCTTGCCGTCACCCAATACCTTGAGAAGTGCCATAGCGGATATGTACATCTTCTCGTACAACGCAACCATGTCAGGCTCGCCTTTCATAAACCGTATGGCCTCAACCAAGGCACCGTTTAACAACGCCGAGTCAAACTCATCGCCAAGATAGGTGGTGCCTGCGGTAACGATAGACTCGGGGTAGTACCCGTAATGCAGTTCTGCTGTGTACCCAGTGTCAGGTGTTGGGCCTAATATGAACGAGCCTTCATTGAATATAGCGTAGTGTTTTGGAACCCCCGTCGCCGTCCTTGTGGGGTACGCTTCACGTATAAAGTTAACATCTTTACTCAATAGGTAGGTGTAGTTACCGCTACCATCCACCACCGCCAAGCTATATACATACAAGAAGTCAGTAGGTACCGCCAAATACTCGTTACTAGAAGAAATGGTACCTGTTACGTTTTTACGCAATGCAGGGATCTGAACAGCATTGTATATCCTCTGCTCTGCCTGTTGCGTAAACATAGCAAGCTGGTCATCCGTGAAACTCAATTCGCAGATGTCTTCTATGTTTGTTTTTAGCTCGGTGTAGTTCATGTCTTACGCCATAGGGCCACGGGCCATAGTGCCTTTCGTTGCAGCTCCAACACCACGAACTTTGATTCCAGTGGTCTTAACACCAGACATATCAGGCTTAGGTGCATTCTTCACAGGCTGCACGCCCTTATCTTTAGTAAACTTCGGTGTCTTCATAAACGCCTCTAAGTTGTTGTTACTGTTACTGTTCCTACTTGACCAGTTGCTACTAAGTCATTAGGAGTTAAGCCAAAAGGGTCAGTACCTGCGCCTACAGGATTCCAGCCCCACTGTATCTGCCTGCTACTGTTTTCCCCCGCTTCGCCTAAGCTCCTGTCTATACGTGGATCACGTATAGCTTGTGGGTCGTCTACCGGAAACTCACCTAACTTCAGTTGTGGGTGGTCAGGATTCCAGCAGGTAGGGCACGCTTTTAAGTTTGTATCTTGTCCCTTACGTATTAAGTTCTTTAACTCACGTAGCTTATACTGAAATCCGCAAATATCACATTCAGCAATAGCTCTTTTGGTTGAAGCAAACCTGTTAGACATTAGTACGTCCTAGTGGCACGGGGTACAAACCGCGCAGACGTTTTCGTCCTGTCTTCTCCAGCCGCAAGTGCAAACTGCTCCTCGTACGCCTCTTTGAGCATAGGCAGTCGTGCCATAAGCTCTGGCTCTTTCATCGCTATGTGGTACGCCAAACCGGCAACCAGACACGGGAAAAACCTAAAATTCATGTCGGCTGTTTCTGCGCCACTACCAGCGTCCTGTATACGCCGCATACGGTAGTACTTGAATATGTATTCGTTATCTTTGTCCGGCACAGGCCACACGTTGATCTTGGGGTTATCTCTAAGACGTTCTACGTAAACCTGAATCGGCCTACCTTCTGTTAACTTGTTAGGTATAGATGCGTATGTGCTGACGCTTATCCGGCTTATGGTCAGGTCAGACTGCGTGTACTCATTGCCAGAGTTTGTACGTATAACTTGTTCTAGCAAGTCTATGGTATCGGCGGGCAAATCGTACTGACTCGTACCCTTAACCATCGTCACAGTGCCTTCGTCAATCGTCCACATATTGATGCCACGATTCTGCCACTCAATAGTCATCAGATTCATGGAGCGTCTGGCGGTGCGAAGGTCGTATCCAGAACGCATTTCACGGCCCGCACGTTCCCACGCTTCTTCAGCGATCTCCGTGAAGTCCATATCAAATGCAGTTGTTCCAGATGTTGTCATGGCCTACTACCTTGTACGTATAGCGTCTTCTTCCTACGCTTGTTCATTACTGCACCACAGCCTTTGTGGTTTGCGCGTATAGGGCCACCAGCCTTTGCCATCTTTACTTTGGCCTTCGGGGTATTAGATACCACCTGCTGCCCTGTAGAACCGGCCTTTTTCTTTTTACGTGCCGTAGTAGCACGCTCAGACTGGCTCAGTGACTGTGCCTTAGCTTTGGGCAGGCAACGGTCTGGGTTCTTTTTGTTCTTCGACGTGCCGCATGGCCCCTTGATCTTGCCATCGGTGCCAATACGAACCCACTGCTGATCCCGCCACTGTTTGAGCTGTCCCATTACTTACTCTTCTTCTTGCTGCCCTTAGCGTAGTTAGGGTCTTTGCAATACTTAGAAGCTGCCATATTCGCATAAGCAGACGGGTAGGTATCAAACGTGCGCTTGGCCCACGCCTTACCTTTCGGGCAGATCTTACCGCCCGACTTCACCTTACCGCCTGACTTATAGTAGCGTCTCATCGCATCTTCGCTGGACGTACGCCTTTACGAGCGATACCGGCACCGCGAACTTTTTGCTTAGTAGGCTTCTTAGCAGCCATCTTAGACTTCATGGCACCGCCTTTGGCGTAGCCTTTGGACTTCATCATGCCGCCTTTGGCGTAGCCCTTGGACTTGACCTTGCCGCCAGCCATCATCTTACCTTTACCATCAGCGGCAAACTCAGGAACCATCTTGCCAGTCTTAGGGTCTTTAACCATTGGCATCTTGCCACCGGCTTTGTAGCCCTTGGCTTTCATCTTTGATTTCATCATGCCGCCTCTCAGTGCTTTTTTAGGTGGACGTTTATCTTCACGATCCATGAAGTTTAGGTATTGACGTAAAGTCATACCTGAATCTTTTAGCTGCTCACGAGTTACGTTAGCGCGTGTAAATGCGCCTTGACCAACATTACGCCCACCTTTCCCAGTCACTTTACCTCTACTGTCAGCAGGGGGCATATCAATCTTGGTCTTAGGTGGCATTTGTGGCCTCGCTGGACGCTTCGCTTTCGGATCAGCAGCATTAGCTAAACTAATCGCGGACGGGCGCTTAGGCATCGGACGATCTTTCTTGACCATAGCCATATTAGCTTCACGCTCGCGCTTCAGCCTATTTTGTCGTAGCTGCTCTCTGTTTTTAGCCCCACCTACAGCCGTCGTACTAGGTTCACGACCTCTACGTGCCTCTGAAGCGGCCCCCATTTTGTTTTCGCTTCTAGTTTTAGCGGCTCTACCGGCTGCAGCACCAGCTCCTACAACTCCCGCTGCCCCCGCACCTTTTGCGATAGCCCTTTTTCTTTGAGTCACAGCTTTCTTTCTTGCTGTTTTTTGCCTACTAGCTTGTCTTTTAATAGCTTTTTCAGCGGCTTGTTTTTCTGCCTTTGCTCTTTGGCTCTGCGATATTCTTGTAGCAGGATTTGTAGGGTTCTCTCTTGCGTCGGAAGTTTCCCTAGCCTTAGTTCGTGATTGTTGTTTATCTCTAAGTTTGCGCCTAGCTGCGCCCTGAGACTGCTTCAATTTAGACGGCGTTAGAGCATCATCTATCTTGGAAGACGCTTTAGTCATTTGGTTTTTTGCTTTAGTAACAGCTTGCTGCCCAAATTTACGTACGGCGGCTCTAGTGCCGTTTGCTGCTATAAATTTAGCCACAGCAGGGGCTGCTGCTAGTAATGGTGCTGCCATGCTTTACTCCTTGCCTGCGTATAGATTATCGAACACTTGATTCACGTCGAGCGTGTAGTCCAGATCGGACTTGCTGTAGTGAA